CCGCCACCATCGTCCCCGACGCACGCGAGACCACGCCGCCGACGCTGCCGCCCGGGTGCGTGGTCTACATGGATCCGCCCTACGTCAACACGACCGGGTATGGAAACGACCTGCCGCGCGCCGAGGTCGTGGAACTTGCGCGACGATGGGCCGACGCCGGAGCCGCCGTCTACATCAGCGAGGCTGAACCGCTGCCCGAGCTGGACGGGTGGCACACGGTGGAGATCACCAGCACGCGAGTCGGCCAGAAGCGCACGTTCAGTAAGCAGAAGCGCGAGTGGTTGACCATGAACCGGAAGCCGGCGTGGGTGCCGGCTGTGCAGCAGGGGCTTTTTGGATGAACAACTACGAGGCGATGGCGAAAGAGCGCGTTCAGCGCGAGTGGAAGCGGAAGTCGTCTTGACTGGTCAGAGCGGCCCGCTGTACCGTCAGAGCGCTCCTCCGAGCCGGGTTGGTCTCTCCCCCCTTGAACGGACCGCCCACCGCAACAGTAGTCGTGTCGTCCTAACCGTCCTCCTGGACGGCACGATTGCTGTGGTAGGAGTTGAGTATGCCCCCTAGGAAGAAGCGCCCGATCGGTCGCTACGCCGAGCAGGTCAGCGAGAGCAAGAAGCGCGCTGCTGGCGAGCTCGTCGCGGCGCAGAAGGGGAAGGGCGAGGAGCTCACTCCGAAGAAGGCCCGCAGCATCGACCGCCAGGTCGGCATCCGAGAGGGCGCGACGCTCCAGCTGTACAAGAAGGGCGACCAGCACTTTTATGAAGCGCTCGAGGCTACGCAGAAAATCCTCGCCGCGAACATGGCCGAGGCTGCGATTCGAGCCTCCGCAGAACTCAACGCCCGCCTGGCGGACCCGAACAGGCGCGAAACCATCGGCGAGACCACCCTTCTCCGCATCGCGAAGCAGGCGACTGATACGGTGATGCAGATTGACGAACGCCTCCGCGTGGTTGACGGGGACGGGTTCGCCTACGAGGTCGTCGAAGTGGAGAGCGTGTGATGGCAGGCAATGACGAAGACTTCCAGCGGGCGGTAGAGGCATTCTCGATGAGGCAGCGGGCGTCCAGCCCACGTGAGGAGGCTCCTTTCTACAACCCGAACAGGGAGATCCTTGAGCGGCTTGGGGTCACGAGGGGCGGTCGGTTGCTGGCCTGGGGAGGGCTGCCGGAAGCTCTTGCTGACGGACGTGCCGCGCCTGTGCCTAATGAGGAGCGATCGACGCTTCTTACCGAGCAGCAGCAGCGAGCGATCGCTGACAGGTTTGGGCACTCGCCACAGCAGCCCCAGGCGCCAGCCACGGTCAACCTTCCGGCATCGCCGAGGGCCTATTCGCAGGAGGATCTTCGCTCGATGATCCAGCCCATGGTCCGAAGGTCCGATCCGCAGCCCCAGGGGGGGGTCGGCGAATTTCGCAGTCTGATCCAGATGCTCCTTGAGCGACTGTGACCATCTCCTTCACCATTCCCGGCAAGCCCTCTGGCTGGCGCCTCAACCAGCACGTCCGTGGCGGCAAGCCCGGAGCGCACCTGGCGAAGAACGCCCGCAACTGGCAGAAGGCCGCGGTCAAGCAGTTGAAGGCCGAGTACAAGGGCGAGGAGCCGCTCGAGGGCCCGCTGTGCATCCGGGTCGACGCTTCCTTCCCCCGTCCTGGCTGGGCTGACTGTTCCCACAAGCGCGCCTGCAAGTGCGAGCCGTGGCAGAAGGACGGTCGGCCGCTCCCGCACCAGACCACGCCGGACGCGACGAACGTCCTGAAGCTCGCTGAAGACGCTCTGGTGAAGGCCGGAGTGCTCCGCGACGACCGATTCGTCTGGTTCAGCACGATCATGACCGTCTACGCTCCCAGGGGAGTCGCCCCCCACGTTCGCATTGAGGTCGTTCCGCATGTCGAAGGCGAAGTCGAAGCCTGAGAAGGCGAAGACCCTCTCAGTCCAGGGTCCGCTGCTCGCGAACCTCAAAGAGCGACCCTTCCCCCCGAGCGAGGCTTTCTACAAGGACGGCAGCCGCGATGTCTTCGCCTTCTGCGGAGTCCGCGCCGGCAAGAGCTACATGGGCGGGGAGAAGTCGACCGCTCGCGTGGTCTCGCACTGCATCGAGCTCCTCAAGGACCCGAATCACGAGTGGTCTCCCGCTGGGAAGATCCCCCGGAGCAGCCGCGACAAGCCGTTCGCCACGTACTGGGTGGTCGCCCCGACCTTCGAGCTCGTCAAGCTCTCGTGGGCCATGTTCCGAGACGTGCTCCGCAGGGTGGAGCCGCTCATCATCGGCGAGGTCGACGGCGAGCTCTGGCTGCGCGGCGGCATCCTGGTCCAGCGGAAGACGGGCTTCGACGAGACTCAGCTTCAGGGCGCCGCGGTCAGCGGAGTGTGGGCGGATGAGATCGCCACGCTGCCCTATGCCTCCTACCTGCAGCTTCGGAACCGGCTCGCGGACAAGGAGGGGTGGCTGATCGGGACCGGCTCGCCGCGACCTGACTCCTGGGCGAAGCCGGAGGTGTGGGACCAGCAGGATCTCCTCGAGGACACGGGTGTCCACCACTGGACGACCTCTCAGAACCCCTGGTTCCCGCGGAAGGAGCTCGAACGCGCGCGGCGGACCATGCCTGAACGCTGGTACAAGCGAGACTTCGAGGCCTCCTGGGACACCTTCGAGGGCATCGTCTACACCGAGTTCGATCCGCTGCTGCACGTGATCGACCCCGATGTCGTGCCGGATGAGTCGATGCGGTACTGGGGAGGCCAGGATTGGGGCTGGGCATCGCCCGGCTGCTTCCTGCTCTTCGGGCAGCACGTGCCCACAGGCGTCGTCTACGTCATCGACGAGATCTACGTCGACCGGCTGCCGACCTACTCCGAAGGCGGCGGCGACTGCTGGGTTCGGAGGGTCGGGCCGCTCCACCGCGAGTTCGGGCTGACGATGGTCTACTGCGATGTCAGCAAGGGCACGCAGGACGTGTTCCACTACCGGCGAGCGGGCATCCCCGCCAGAGTGACGAAGAAGGGCCAGGGGAGCGTCATCGACGGTATCAAGACCGTTGAGCGGCTTCTGGCGCCCGACCATGAGACCGGCCAGCCGCGCATGCTGATCTCCAGCAAGTGCAAGAACCTGATCAGGGAGATCCGCGGCTACACCTACGTCATCGACAACGAAGGCAACGTTCGGGATCGCATCGACCCGCACGCGCTCGACCATGCGCTGGACGCCTGGCGCTACGGGATCGTCGGCGAGTTCGAGCGCTCTGAGGCCGGCTTCGGCGTCTCCAGGGAGCGGCAAGTGCCCCAGGACATGCGGGACTGGACCATCACAGACCTCAAGGAGTACGGTCGGAGGCAGGACCGGCTCCAGCGACACATTCGCCGGCTCAAGAGGAACCGCTTCTGATGGCAGCCATCCGACACCGACGAGTCAGCGAAGACGAGATCGAGGAGTGGAGCCGAGCGTTCCGCGCCGCTCTTCACGAGATGCGCCCCCACGAGGAGTTCTGGGGCGGGATCTGGCGGGAGTACCAGGGGCAGCCGACCTGGCACGAGAACGATGCAGCCGCGCCGTTCTCCCCGATGGACACCTACGCGAGCGATCGGCCCTGGATCAACTACCTCTTCAGCGAGGCTCAGACGATCGTCGCCGGGATGCTGCCGCGGCGCCCCATGTTCACGTTCGTCCCGACTCAGCGTGAGCAGATGGGCCAGCAGCGGGTCATGGGCGCAGCCGGGAACTACTTCTGGAAGCGGAACGGGTCGACCCCGCGCACGCGGCAGATCGTGCTCGATGTCCTGCTCTGCGGTCACGGGATCGGGAAGACCGTTTGGGACAGCCCGGATGCCGTCAACACGCGCCACGTCGCCGACTACGAAGACGGGAGCGAGGGGAAGCCGGGCGATCTGGCCGGCATGGACCCGGAGGTCCAGAAGGCCGCGCGGAAGCTCGCGGACCGGGATGACGTGCCGTTCATGGAGGAGGAGGCGCTTCCGGCCATGCGCCGCGTCGCGCCATGGAACCTCTTCAAGCCCGCAGGCTACGCGGACCTCAGTGACAGCCCGTGGGTCATGGAGCGCTACGTCGTTCCGCTCGAGGAGCTCAGGGACACCCCGAAGTTCAAGATCCCCGACGAAGTCGAGGCGGACACGGTCGTCCGGCCGATCCCGATGCCCGAGGAGAAGATCGGGAGCCTGGACGCGGAGCGGTTCACGGAGAACGACTCGGTCACGGTCTTCGAGCTCCACCACTGGGTCAAGAGTCGAGGCGCTCGCCGCAGGTTCACGACGTGGTTCCTCTCTCCTGGAGGGAAGGCCGACGGGCTCAAGGTCATCGGCTCGATCGAGGACCCGATGATCATGCCGGGCTGGCCCTACGACGCGCTCCGCTTCTCGGACGTGCCGGGCAGCTGGTTCAGCACCACGGTCTCCGACCTGGCGACGATCCGCCCGCTCGCGACCCGGCTCAACGAGATCATCCACTACGTCCTGCGGAACCACCGGCTCAACAGTCGGATCAAGCTGCTCGTCGCCGCCGGCATCGCCTCGCAGGAGGAGATCGAGAACTGGCTCGAAGGCGAGGGCGACGCCGAAGCGCTGATGACGAACCTCGACGACGTGCGCAGTGCGTTCGCGGTCATGCCTCAACTGAAGGCCCCCGACTCGACGCCGTTCGCCGTCGGCCTGCTCCAGCAGTCCATGAGGGAGGTCGGCACCGTCGACTCCGTGCAGCGCGGGAACGCGGCAGGAGCAGACACCGCGACCGAGGCGCGCATCGCCGACCGGGCATCGCGCGCTCGGATGGGCGTTCGCCAGGAGGTCTTCTCGGACTGGCTCGAGCGAGTCATGGACAAGCAGATGGCGATCTTCCGCCAGATGTCCTCTGCCTCGCAGCAGATGCGGATCGCCGGACCGGAAGGCCCCGAGTTCCTCGATTTCGACCCGCAGAAGATCCAGGGCCGGTTCGACGTGCAGGTCGAGGCGTCTTCGATGGAGCCGCGGAACCCGGGCGCGCAGCAGGAGCAGCTGATCTCTCTGGTCAGCGCCATCAACCTCATCGTCCAGAACTTCACGCCAGCGGTTCAGGTCGGCGCGGTCCCGCCCGACATCATCCAGAACACGCTGAAGCGCATCTTCGACATCTACGGCGAGAACCCCGAAGCCTTCATGGGCCCGATCGGGGACATCGCCGGGCAGATCACAGACGGCGTCCGACGCCCAGCATCCGTGGATGCAACGGGAGGTCAGGGTGGCGGTTCGCCCCAGCCACAGCCTGGCCCGCCGTCTCTGTCAGCCGTCGGAGGGATCGGAGGACCGAATGCCTGACTACGACTTCCGCTGCAGCCACCCGAAGTGCAAGCACGAGTTCGTCATCCACATGGGGATGCGAGCCAACATCGAGGCTGCGAAGCGCGGCTTCACAAAGGTCGGCTGCCCGAAGTGCAGGTCGAACAAGCCGAAGAGGCTGATCCGGCCCGAGTCGCTCCACATCGACTGCTTCGGCACCCATCACAGCGGGACGTTCGACTCCAGCGATGGCCGGCACCCGCCCGAGATGAACGGGATCGAGTTCACCAACCGCAAGGGCTGGGAGAAGGCTCGCGAGGAGTACGGGATCGCCAACAAGGGGAAGATCGACCCCACCAGCGATCAGGGCGAGGTGACCTTCGACCCGAACGAAGACCTCTCCGCTGTGCAGATGAAGGTCATCCCTGAAGTGGTCAAGCTCCTCCGCGCCCACAAGGCGCCGATGGACTACGACGCCCTCGCCCGCTCCGTCAGCACGGCTCCGTACCAGACGGTCAGGAAGTGCCTGCTCAAGGCGGCGACCGCCGGCATTCTGGTCCGTCCGAAGCCAGGGATGTACGCCCTCCCCGGCTGAGAGATTGTGAAGAAGCGCTTCACAATGTGCCCGGACGGTGTGTAGGTTTCCTTCATGGATCCTGAAGTCAGCCCGAGCGCACCGGAGCCTGAAGCGCCCTCCGTCGACTCGCAGATCACCGAAGACACCGAGTTCGCGGACGAAGTGTCGAAGGTTTTCGCCGAGTACGCCGAGGAGCGTGACGACTTCTTTGCCCTTGACGATGACGAGCCGGACGAGGAAGTCGTCGAAGACGAGGCTCCGGCCGAGGTCGCGGAAGAGGAGGAGGCTGCTCCGGCAGTCGAAGAGCCCGACGCGATCAAGGCGCTCCGAGAGGAGAACGCGAACCTCCACAAGATGATGGAGACGATGATGGCTCGGCTGGACGGCATCGCCCGTCCGCAAGAGGTCGAGCAGCCGAAGGCTCCCGAGCCCGAAGCCGAAGCAGAGGAGCCGCCCGAAGGGGCTTCCGCGCGGGAGATCGTCGCCTTCTACGCGAAGCAGGAGGTCAAGCGACAGCTTGCGGGCGCCGTTGATGAGCGCCTGAAGCCCATCGCTCCCGACCTCGAGCGTCGCAAGTTCCACCAGACCGTACGCGAAGCGTACGACTCGATGCTCGATTCGGAGACGCTCCCTGCGGAGTTCGACGATCCCGAGGCGGGGCGACTGGTGGGCCTCATCATCGACAACGACGACGACCTCAGCACACTCGCCCGCACGAACCCGACCCTCGCGCTCAAGTTCGCGGCTCGGTCGGCGAAGGCGGAACTCGACAAGGCGCGCGCCCAGAAGCGCGCAGAGAAGACGGAAGCCGCGCGTTCGCCGAAGCCCCGCACCTCGCAGAAGCAAGGTCGGGGGAGCGAAAGCATGGAAGATGTCGTGAGACGCGAATTCGCCGCACTGCGGCGGGGCGCGTAGGAGACTGACTGATGGCTGTTGCCACGACGATGAACCAGGCGCTCAACCGCCTCTACTCGACCACCATGGTCGCCATGCGGAAGGATCTCGCCTTCGAGATCGCCACCGCGAAGCCCACGTCGATGTGGATGTTCAACGGGGGCGCGGTTCGGTACCGCTCCGTCGGCGCGGACTACCACTGCCCCGTGGTCATCCAGGATTCGACCAACGTCGAGTCCCACACGGAGTTCGGCACCTACTCGGCGACGCCCGAGGACGGACCCGACACCGCTCGCTGGGATGCCGCGACCCACGAGGGCATCACCCGCGCGTTCATCAAGCTCAGCAAGATCGAGATGGAGAAGAACTCGTCGAGCGAGCTCCAGGTCCTGAACCTGATGAACACGAAGAAGGCCATCGCTGCGGAAGCCGCCGCGAAGGAGTTCACCGCCCAGCTGTTCGGCGACAAGACCGGCGCTTCGGCCGGCGCGAACGACATGTACGGGTTCCAGCAGTTCATCCAGACCCGCACCGAGGCCCAGCAGGCCACGGACAACGACACGATCGCCGGCATCTCCCAGGGCTCCTTCGAGAACTGGCGGAACCGCTACGGGCAGATCACGTCGTTCGCGACGAACGGCCTGTCGACCTGGCGCACGGTGCTCTTCGAGTGCAGCAAGAACGGGACGACCCGCCCCGACATCATGCCGACCGACGAGGACGTCTACTTCCTCTACGAGGACACGCTCCTCCCGTCGGAGCAGGACCTCGACCTGACCCTCGCCGACACCGGCTTCGAGTCCCTGATGTACCGCGGCGTCCCCGTGGTCATCGAGGACGTGCTCGCCGGCACCGGGCGGACCTACTTCCTGACGACGACCGGCAAGCGGCGTCCGAAGAAGTCGTCCTTCAGCATGAAGAAGGAGCACTTCGCGGTTCCGGGCAAGAATCCGAAGGCCCGCGGCGCCGAGTCCATCCCCGGCGTCCACCTCATCCTGGTCCCGAACCACGACTTCAACCTCGAAGGTCCCTACGACCTCGGCGCCCAGCAGGCCGCCGTCCAGTGGAACATCCCGTTCGCTGGGTTCCCCGCCACCCGTTCGCTCAAGCGCCTCGGAGTCACCGACTTCGGTGGCTCGGCCGCGAGCTAAGGAGTTCGTCATGACGTACCCCACCTCTGGAGCCGCCGGGAAGATCATCGGCGGCGGCAAGCTCAAGGACGGAGACCGCGTTGGCGGCGATGTCGTCTCGGTCAACCTGGTCTCTGGCACGGGCGACCTCGACGGCTTCACGCTGTCGGTTCCGCAGACGGACAACGTCGAGCAGTACCTCGCTCCGACCGGCGCCATCCCGCGGAAGACCAACCAGACCATCCTCGACGAGTCGGACTGCCCCGTGCAGTTCTGGGGCTACCACCCCGCCGTCGCGGTCGAGACGACCCAGGACATCGCCATCGGCGACCTGCTCTACCGCAGCGACGGCGACGACTACCTGGTCACGGAGGCGACTCAGCCTTCGCTGGCGAGCCTGACGGACTCGTCGGGCGGTACGGCGGCGACCACGCTTCCGGCCATCGGCGCGACCTACGACCAGGATGAGGTCCGGCATTCTGTCGCCTCGCTCAACGCGAAGATCGACGACGTGCTTCAGGTCCTCCGCTCGGTCGGCATCGCGCTCGAGGCGCGGACCGACAACGACGAGGGCAACATCGCCGTGTTCCTCAAGGGACTGTAGGAGGTCGAAATGGCTGTCATCAAGCCGCTCTCGAAGGACTGCGACAAGATCGCTTCGCGCACGTTCGGCCGCAAGACGGCGAGCCTGCACGTCGGTCTGGTCGACGACAGCGAGCAGTACCTCTTCGGCTTCCCGTTTTCGGACGTGTGGGTCGACGATGCCTGGTTCGTGTCTTCGGATGCGGACGGGCTCGACGCTTCCGACTACTGGGAGTGCCAGCTGATCGACAAGGGGATCGACGGCACCGAGACGGTCAACCTGCTCTCCACGGTCGTCGGCAACGAGACCGGGGGGACGGCCATCGCGGCGCACGACCTGTACTCGGTCACGCCGGATCAGAACCAGGGGTTGGAGATGGGCTCGGTGCTCGCGTTCACGTTCGTCAAGAACGGCAGCGCGACCGACCTCAACGACGTGACCCTGATCGTGCAGTACCGGGAGGCCCACTAGGCCTTCTGAGGGAGCCGCATGGAACTCTCTACGGCGAGGCAGCGGCTCCGTGATCGTCTCGAAGACGAGTCGGTCACCGATGCGAAGCTGGACACGTACCTGAACGACGCCTCGCAGGAGCTCGGTCGGTCTTTCGACTGGCCGTGGCTCCTGCGGGAGTTCCAGCTTCCTCTCCGCACCAGCGAGACGCTCGACGACGCGACGCTGACTCAGGACAGCCGCGTGGTCACCCTCTCGACCGCGGCGGACTCCACCCCCTTCGGCCACACCCTGCTCATCGACGGGCGGGTCCTCCGCTGCACGAACGTCGAGTCTTCGGCGACGAAGATCCACATCGAGTACCCCTGGCCGGATGCGTCGGGGACCCACGACATCACGGTGCTCTGCGACGAGCTCGCGCTTCCGCGCGGGGTTCGGAAGATCCGCCAGGTGTTGCTCTACGACGGGTCGGCGTCCCCGGTCGAGATTTGTTACGAGCAGGGTGGTGATCTCCGCTTCAACGACATCTCCTCGACGGGGCGCCCGATCCTGTTCGGCTTCTACCGGCGCGACAGGCTGCCGGCTCCAGTCACAGGTCCCTCGGCTGTCGACTCTGGAGCAGGCTCCGGCCCAGACGGCGTCCACCTCTACTGGCAGACCTACTGGGATCCGAAGACTGGCGGGGAGTCCCGGCTGTCTCCGTCCGACGGCGTCACCGTCTCGGACAACACGGTCAACATCACACCGGACACGCGGCAAGACCTCGGCGTTCGGCACTACCGTTCGAAGGCCGGCGGCTCGACCCCGCACTTCCTGGGCGAGCAGACGAGTCCTACGGCGGTCTTCAACGACTCCTTCGCCGACGAGTACCTCGGCGCTCCGACCACGCTCGAGGGTGCGCAGCCCTACCTCCGCTTCTGGCCCCCGCCGGACAAGGTCTACCAGGTGGGCGTGCGAGCGGTCGTGCTCCCGCCTGAGCTCCAGGACGACACGGATCCGCTGCCCGTGCCGGAGGAGGACGTTCCGACGCTCCTGCTCGGGGCTGAGAGCATCGCTCTCCGCGCGGTCAAGGAGTGGGCTGCTGCCTCGGACACCCGCGCGCAGTTCCTTCGGGCCATCGCCGACATGCGGGGCCGGCACGCCGTGAACCGGACTGGTCCGATCCAGCTGGGCAAGCGCAGCCCCCGCCGCCGTCCCATCGTCCTGACCACAGCGAGCTAGTCATGAGCGGCAGCGCCGGAACGCAGCGCCGCTTCTTCCCTGCGAACGTCGCAGGCCTGGACACCCGCGTCTGGCAGGGGCAGGGCTCGAGCACGAAGATGGCGGGCGTGGTCTTCACGCGCCGCGGGGAGGTTCGCAAGTCCCCCGGCATCGTTCCGCTGACCGACTGGGACGACTCGTCGGTACCGTTCAACGGTCGGATCGACGCGATGGCGTCCTTCTACGCGAACGGGTCGACTGAGCTCCTCTTCGCCTACTCCGACCGGATCTCCGTGCTGCAGGGCGAAGGCCTGTCCGTGATCCAGTCTGGGCGAACGACCGCCTCGCGGCTTCGGCACTCAGTCCGCTTCACCCAGGTCGGCGGCATCCTGATCATCACGAACGGCCGCGACTCGAACATGAAGTGGGACGGTCGGCACCTGACCCCGCTCGGGGTCGCCTCCCCGCCCTCGGAGCCTGTCACCTACCTCGGCGAGGGCTCGGTCGATGGCATCTACACGAACCTGTCGTGGAAGGAGGGGGACGACGACCATGAGGTTGAGTATTGCAGGACGTGGGTGAACGACCACGGACAGGAGTCAGAGGCCTCCTCTCCCAGCAACAAGCTCGACACGTCGGCCGCCACCGGCTCGAACCGCTACACGATGTTCGTCTGGGGCGACGACGACACGCCCAGCGACGACGTGGTCGAGAGCAACTACTACCGCAGGGTCGACGGCGGCTCCTGGTACTTCATCCAGAAGATGCGCGGCATCCGCTCGCAGACGTTCTTCGACCACATTGCGCCTGGCTTCACCTCGACCGACACGCTGGCGCTCACGGGCAGCAATCTCGCTCCTCCGCTCTCGTTGTTCACGTTCCCGTTCCGCGGTCGTGTCTACTACCGGAGCGTGGAGTTCCCCTCGCTCCTGCACTACTCCCGGCTCATCAACGGCACGCCGGCCCCGGAATCGGTCGCGAGCACGAACTTCATCGACGTGGCATCCGGCGACGGAGACGTGGTCACCGGCTGGGCGCTCGCTCAGGACTTCGCGGTCGTGTTCAAGCGGCGTTCGATGTTCCAGCTGACGCACGACAAGACGGAGACCCCGATCCTGGCTCCGGTCTTCACCGGCGTCGGAGCGGTCAGCGATCGGGCCATCGCGAGCATGGACGGGCGGGTCTTCTTCCTGTCCGACAGCGGCGTCTACGTCTTCGACGGCGTCCGCGTCGTCCCGATCAGCAACGAGCTCAACGACATCATCATCCAGCTTCCGCCTGCCTACCTCGAGGATGCGTTCGCCTGGGCGAGCATCGAAGACCGACGGATCTACTTCAGCGTGGCTCGCGAGGGCGACGAGAACCGCGCGGTCTTTGCGGTCCACGTTGACGCGCTCGGCGGCGGCGCCGGAGCAGCGTTCAGTATCATCGAGGACTTCCCGCTGTGCTGCGCCCTTCCGTACAAGCACGAGGTTCTCGTCGGCTTCAAGTCTTCGCTCGGCGGGCAGGACACGTGGGACCTGGGGCAGTGGAACAGCAGCGGGAAGATCCGCGACGACAGCTTCTCCGGCTCGTGGAGCACCCACTGGCTCGACCTCGGCTCGCCCGACAGCGACAAGACCTTCAAGTGGGTCGAGGTCGTTTTCGTCCAGACCGGCAACTACTCATGCACCATGGAGTGGTTCAAGAACTGGGACGACCGGACTGCTGAAGGCAGCACGACCTTCGCCCTGGCAGACACGACGAGCACCAGGTGGGACGACGGGAATTGGGACACGACCCGCTCGTGGGACGTTGCCCGAACCCGCTCGCGGCGGATCGCGATCAGCGACCTGACCGGGAAGGCGCTTCAACTTCGCTTCTCGACGGCTGCCGGCGCCACGCCCTGGAAGATCGTCGGCTTCTACATCGAGTGGGCAGAGCACGGAAGGCGCACGGAAGGCACTGACCGGGGGGCGAACTCGTGAGCGCCGAACGCCTGCTTCACCGCGCCATCCTGGCCGTGATCGAACTTCACGACACGGGCTTCTCTCTGCCGGCCGCGCGGCGCATGCCTCTCATCGCCATCAACCGGGCGCTGACGTTGGCGGGACTGCCGCGGATCCACGACCTGGACGATGCGAGCCTCCAGCGGGCCACGCGAGCGCTCGAGCAGGGGGCCTGATGCTGTACGCCCCTCGGACGGTATTCGCCTCCTCGCAGATCGCAGACGCGGACGAGCTCATGCGCGAGTTCAACCGTGCAGAGCGCGCGGTCACGACGCTCGATCAGAACAACCTCGCCGACTCGCAGATCACGACTGCGATGGCGGTGCTCCCGTCGGAGTCGACGGAGGCGCTCGCGCTGACCCACTACAGCGGCACGCTCCTTCGCGTGGACGGCTCCGGCTCCTTCTCGTTCCCGACGCCTTCGGAGAACTCGACCTGGACGTTGGTCGAGGATGGCGCAGGCGACCCGCTCGAGCTTGAGTTCACGACCTACGTCGGCGCTCGTGTCCACATCATCGGGTCATTCCAACTGGGCGCCGTCTCGACCGGCACGCCGGACGACTGGCGCTGGACGACCCGTCTCTACATCGACGGTCAGCCGGGGGCCGCGCAGGCGACAGCCTCCATGACGGATGGGCACACCGTCTTCAAGACGAACGTCCTGGTCCGAGAGCACATGTTCCTGCCTGCCGGCACCCATCGCGTCACCATGCGCACGCGGGACTGGCGAAGCAGCGTCGGCAGCGCCGCGGGGATCTCTGCCGCGCTCCAGTGGATCGGCGTGATTGGCTGGGCCCGCTAATGGCTGGACTCACCAACAAGATCGAGCCTGGAGACGACCTCGACGCAACCGAGGTTCAGGCGAACTTCGATGACATCGAGACCATGGTCAACGCGGTCAAGGAGTGGCACGTTGAAGACGGCGCGGTCCACCACCGGCACCTGACCGGGACGTGGCGGGAGATCGACAAGGCGACAGACGCGGGGCCGTGGACGGACGCCGACGGCATCGCGTCGCTGACCTCGGTCCTGTCCTCTGGAGCGCTCGCTGCAACCAGCGGCGAAGCCGTGCTTGTCATCGCTGAGGTCGAGGTCGAAGACGACAGCAGCGCCGATGCGGACGTGAACGTCCAGCTGTACCTCGACACGGTCGCTGTGGCCTCGACCATTCGGACCTACTCGCTCGAGGCCGACGAGAAGATGGCGCTGCAGGTCGCGCACCTCTTCGAGGCGACCGGCTCGTCGCACACGCTGGAGCTCTACGTCCGGGAGAACACCGGCTCCGTCTCGTTCAGCAACGCTCAGATCATCGTGACCCGGGTCCACCGATGAGCGCGTACACCGCCCCCACGATCACCGACGCTTCGGCGCTCTCCTCCGCTGAGATCAACAGTGCGCTGGACCACGATTCGACCGGGCTCGGCGAAGCGATCAACGGCGCGATCGACATCAACAACATCTCCGTGAGCAAGACGCTCAAGGCGAAGCACGTTCAGCCGAACACTGTGACGGAGGCGCTCGATGCGAAGCCTCTGGTCGCAGACGTTGAGACGCTGTCGGTCGTCCTGAGCGGGGAGCCCTTCGGCGAGCACACGAACATCTACTCCCCGACGGACTGCGCGAAGCGGATCACGACGACAGCGACCGCGGACATCGCAGTCTCGGCGTTCTTCGACCTGCACAAGGTCAAGCACGAGTGGACATCGATCAGCGATCTGACGATCACCCTGACCGCGACGCTGTCCCTGAATGACACGACGCTGCGCCAGGTCGACGTGGAATGGTCGGTCGCGAGCGCCGATGAGCACCGGAGCATCCCGATCCGGCTCGACGGGCTGTCCGCGAGCGCTCCCGCTGGGACCTACGACGCATGGCTGAAGCTGGACTTCTCCGGCTCCAGCGGCACCGGGGGCGCCGTCCCCGACATCGTTCAGTTCTACGGAACGGGACGTGGTATTCGTGTTGAGGCCTTCTACACGTAGGATGTGACTGTGCCGCTTGACTTCTCCAGCCTGTCTGACCCCTCGCTCGAACGGCGCTTTCGCGGCGGGATCGGGGAGGCTCTCTCGCAGCGGTCGAACCGTCGACTGGCTGCAGCCCGCCAACCGCTGAACCGCCAGGAGGGCGGCGCGAACGTCGGCCTCATCGGTGGGCCGGTCTCTCGCGGCGGCATGTTCGGCGATCGGGCAGCGGCTCAGGCACAGCAGCAGATGGCTCTCGGCGATGTCCTCGGCAGAGAGCGCAGCGTCAGCATGGGCGAAGAGGCTCAGGCTCGCGCCCAGTTCGATCGCGCCCGGCTGCAAGAGCTCATCGCAGAGCAGCAGAAGGTCGCGGATGCGTTCCGCACCGTCTCCGGCCTCGCGGGCTCCGGCGTCACGCTCGGCGTGGCTTCCGGCAAGGCGATCGACAAGGAAGAGAAGCGGAAGAAGAGGGAGGCCGGCAATGCCTGATCGGAACGTCTCCAATGAGACCGGCGTCGGCCTTCCGTCCACAACCTCTGAGCCGGGCGGCGGCTTCACCACGGACTACGGTGAGCAGGTCGGCGGTCGCCCCCTGACCCCACAGGAGAAGTACGACCGGTTCGTGCTCCCTCAGCGGCAGGCGAAACTCGCGGACTTCCTCGGCGAACGTAGGGCTGTTCGCAGCAACCAGGCGGCGGCAGGCTTCGGCCGGAATGAGGAACTCGCTCGGCGGCTCGGAGTCAGCGGAACCGGGCTCGGCTCTGCGCTGCATTCTGCCGCTTCGGGCCGCGCCGCTCAGGCCTCCGCGCTCGACGACGAGCGGGCTCGCTCGCAGTTCGACCGGGACATCGCCGGCTTCGAGGCAGCGGAGATGGCGCGGTTGATGACCCCGCGCACGAACGTCACCGACGGTGAGAACGCGCTCAACGTCATGAAGTTCCTGATCGACACGACCTCCTCCATCGGCAGCATGGCAGCGGGCGGCGGCGGGAGCGTCCCGGGGGTCAGCGCGGGGAGTCCATCCCAGCCTCAAGGCGGCGGCTTCACCGGCGAGCAATCCGGGTCTGACCCGATGGTCAGCGGCACGGACTCCTTCGCGTCGACCCTCTCGCAGCGCTCCGGCGGCGGCGGCATCGGCCGCTTCAAGACGCCTGCGGAGGAAGAGGAGGAGCGGCGGCGGCGCGAGCAGCGCCAGCGGTCGGCCGGCTTCTCGGAGTTCAACCGCTGATGCCTGTCCAGCACCCCGACATGTACGCCGACCCGGGCGCCCTCCGTCGAGACGTGGTCTCTGGCGGGCTGGCTGACGTTCTCGGCGGCATCGTCCGCGGGATCCAGGCTGGGCAGCAGATCGCCGCCAAAGAGCAACTGATGGAGCAGCAGGCGGCGCAGGAGCAGCGGCGGGAACTCGACTTCCAGCGAGGACTGGCGGCGCAGGATGCCGCTGTCGCTGGTTCGCTGACCGGCCGGCAGTCCCCGCTCGAGCCGACGATGGCAGATCTGCTCGGCTCTGCCGCTACTGCTCGCAGGTCGCGCACGTCCGGCGGGGGTGCTGCGACAGGCGGCGGCAGTGGCGTTCAGCCGATTCCCGGCTCTGATATCGCCGCAGAGTTCCAGGGGCAGGCTGAGGATCGGGCGGCTGCCGGGTCCCAGGCGCACGCTGCAAAGCGCGCCCTCGCCCATGCTGAGGACGATCTCCTCGCAGAGCAGGCGACCCGAGAGGCGTTCCAGGAGCTTCAGCGGAGTTCTGGCGAAACCGAGGGTCGGCTCTCTGCCATTCGCGGCGACATACTGTCGCGGACCGGCGGCGGGGAGCTCCCGCGGGACGCCGTGGTGGCCGGCGAGGAAGGACCTTCTCGCGTCGCGTCCCCGTCCGCCTCGCCTGGGGTGACGGACCCTGGCCGGCTTGATCAGGCGTTCTCTGCAATCGGCGGAATGCGGGGGAGGGCCCCTGAGATTTCATCTGGCGATGATCCGCTCCGAGACGCCTACGTCGGCCTTGAGGGCGCCCTTCGGGAAGAGCGAGAAGCCTCTGCCTTGCTCGCGGATCTGCCGGGGGGACTGAAGAACCCAGCTGTGGAGATCGGGGCCGACCCGGGGACGATCCTTGACCCGACTGCCCTGGCGACCGCGGTCCTTCGCTACCGGCGCACGGGAGACGCATCGGTCTTCGAGGCGTTCGGCGGCCAGGTCCCCGAAGACCTCGATGGGATCGTCTCGCGAGCGTTCGAGTTCGAGCGGGAGGTCAACAAGCGGCAGATCGAAGACTTCCTCTCGCGGAACAAGGCGGCGCAGAAGGAGGCTGAGGAGGCGGTCGCAGCCGACATCGACTTCGCGGACTCGATCCGCTCCTACGGGGTTGATGACCCGGCAGAGGTCGCGCGAATCAACGAAGCCGTGAACGAGACGATGCGGCGGACCCCGTCTGCGAACCCATCGAAGATCATCGAGACCCTGATCGGTGGTCACAAGGCGACGCAGAAGCACGGCTTCGCGATGGAGGAAGAGGGCGGGCGGCGCGAGACGAAGAAGACCCCGACCCACAGCTACACCCATTCGCCGGCCAGGTCTGAGTCCAACCGAATCAAGCGGCTCGACCTCGAGCGCAAAGTGCTGAAGGACGTGGACGCAGCTACTTTCCGGGCGATGAAGGCGCTGATCGATGGGGCGTTCATTGGCGGCGCAGAGGACCGTCGGCGGGCGTCGAATGCGCTGCGCTCGATGGGGCTGAAGGGGCCCGCTGCCGATGCGAGGGATGAGCTTCTTCGAGAGATCAACGGAGAGGGTGGCGGCGGCGGACCGCCGTCGTTCGCTACCGAGGCCGAGATGGATGCTGCGAAAGCCCGGGGCGACATCGGCGTCGGCGACTCGGTCGTCGTCGGCGGCGTGCATGGCAAGGTGAAGTAGGTGCCGTTTGAGCCCGATTCGGCTGTGCCGGCTGCTGGGTCGAGTTTTGAGCCCGACCCTGTGCAGCCGGATTCGGAGCCGGAAGTCGAACTCGGCTCGGCCTTCGACGATGAGGATTTCGTCGTCACTCCGGCGGCGCTGACGGTCCACAGGCTCAAGCGCCTTCAGTCGATCGACCCCACCCCCGGCAAGTTCATCACGCGGGTTGAGGAGATCGCGACTCTCCCGAAGACCTTGAAGGGCGAGAGGCTTGCCGACGCTGTTCGGTTGGCCGAGAAGCTCCGTGTCCCGCTGGTAGGCGACCGGCTTGCGGCGGGCTTCCTTGCTCTGGACCGGCTCGGTG